TTAATATCTCTGATGAACGACCTAAATTAAATCCACCATCACTTGCAATTCTTGATTCTGGAACACCTAATGCACGATATAATTTTTTCTGGAAGTATTCAATATCTGTAAGTTCACCTAAGTTTTGTCCACCAGGTAATGTTGTAATTTCAGTTCCTCTTCCACCTTCTCTTCTTGGTAGCCAGAAGTCTTCCATCATCGACATAAATTTACGATCATCACGAACTTCTCCAGTTCCTGCATCATAAACTAACTTATTACGATAACGACTCATTACTTCTTTAAGATATTGTTCTGCCTTTACCTTTGGAAGATTACCAACATCAATATAAAATATTCTTCTTTCTGGTGCTCTTGATAATCTATAAATTACAAGACTATCTTCAATCATTCTAAGTTGATTCAGAGCCTTAATTGCTTTATGTAAGTAAGATAAACAAGTTCCTTTATTACGATCGAATAAACCTGATGTTACATGACATACTGTATCTTTTGAAATTTTAATTTGTCCTTTACCACCTGCACCTGCACTAGCTGCATACATTGCTGTAGGATAACTTGGTTTTGGAGTGTAAATATAATATTCATCAATCTCAGGATAAATAACATCCTTTTTATTGCTTGCTAATGGATCTAATGGTAAATTTCCTTTGTTTTTTGTATTTTTTTCTTGACGAACAAATTTCATCTTCATCGGATCAACATATCTGATCTCTTGAATACCATCCTGTGGTTTTTTAGTGTCAATAACTTTTATATAATATAATCTTCCGTCTATATACCAATTTTTAAAAATTTCATGTGACTTTTTATCAAAGTCCATCATTTCTTTAATACGAGTAAACTCTTCTCTAATTTTATCTTTTAATTTATCAGTTGCGTTTACGTTTGATAATTCTATTTCTACTGGTGAATCATATAAATCACTAACTATACCTTCATTTACAACATCTTCAATCGCACCATCACATTCTGGATGAAGTGCCATTTCACGATATCTTTTTATTAAATCATACTCTGTACGATATACACCTTCAATATCTACATACTGTCCATAAAATCCAGATTGCACAGAATAGTCAACCCCGTCCTCGTTAGATCGAGGAACGGGTGAGACTACTGAATCGGGTTTCTTTTCCGAATCATCAATTGAGAATCCAAAGAGTTTCGCCATCGTATAACTATTTTTCTTTTATTATAGCACTATTTATCAGTTTTAACTTATGCTCTCTCCTCCAGCATTATCACCGACACCTTTGATTGACTCAAAGTATAGTACTTGTAATTCTACCGTAAACTCCTCTATTGTGTCAACTGTTTCGTAAGATAAGTCTACCTGACTTATATTTGTTGGGAAAACATCATAGAATCTGTAACTTCTAAGTGTAGATCCATCACGATCAAGTTGATGAACATAAGCATCTTCTTGATAGTCTGCTGGATTGTTTGCACCAGTTGCATCAGATAATCTATTGATAGAATTCATCCACTTTTCAAAAGCAGAACGAATTGAGAAGTCAGTGTCATTAATTACTGTAATAGTCCACGTATCAAATGTCCTATCACCAGCAATTTTCAGAATCCTACCTCTAAAATTAACATCTATTGGAGTGATGTTTGAAGCAGGTAAGGCAGCTGCTTTGACTAAGAATCTTGCCTTATCCTTCACATCGTTGTCGATTGCAATCTCTTCTGGGAAAGCAAGTTCGACTTCAAATAGATTCGGTCTTGCACCACCACCTACTAACTTACTTTTAAAGTCAGTGATTCTTCTTAAAGGTGGTCTATTAAATTGGGTTGCCATTTTACTTAATTACCTCTTTTTAAACAGAACCGACTACTTCCTCGAATGATACACCTGTTCGTGTAGCAACGAAGGTTAGACCGACAAAGTTGATTGATCTTGCAGGTTTAATGAAGATGTCTGCGACAAATTCATTATTATCTATGATTGCTGCAGTGTTATTTGTTTCATCACAGATAACTCTGAAATCAAAGATTCCTCGTTTTGCCTGTACATCACGAAGGAATGGTTCAACAATGTTCACAAAGTTTGTTCTTGTGATTTCATCATTGAATTCAAACATCTGATCTCTTGCGGCTGAAGAGATTGCATTTTCAAGGAAGATAAACAATCTACGAACGTTTATCCTATCAAATGCTGATGATTTATTGAGTCCAGTCTTATCACCGAAGAGGACTATTCCTCCACCAGGTGAGAATATGATTGGATTTATGCGATTTGAATACAACTGGTCTCTCTGAGTTTGAGATGGGTTGTATGCTAACTTAACTGCGTTGAGTATTGCACCTCTTGCAGTTCCAGCTGGTGAGAACCAAGGGAAGTTATTAATATCGTTTCTTGCACATAATCCAGCAATGTCACCATTCATTGGAACATATCTGAATGTATCTCCAAAACGATCATACATGTATTTGTAAGAACTATCAAATACTGCAAATGATGAAGATGATACAGGAGCAAAGAAACTAATTACATTATCTGTAATCTGGGCATCATTAAAGACTGTCACAGATCCTGCACTTCCATCACTGAGGAATGCACCTCGATGCGGTGAAACAAATGCAACTGCATCTTTTCTTATCTCCGCAACAGAGATAATCTTATTTGCTAATGACTGAGTTGTTTCTTTAGTGTGATTACCAGAACCCATTAGAATAAAGTCTGCTGAGTTTAAATTATCATCTTCAAAGAGTTGATAACCATTTGCTAATCCAGATAAAGTAACTTGGAATGCACCATCTGCTTCATCATCTGTTCCACCATCATAGTTTTTACCACCACCTAATGTAAGTGTGGTAGCACCAGTAGCAGCAAAGTTAATTCCTTGTGCATTTTGATCCCATCCTGTATCAGATGAAAGATTAAATGTACCAGATGCATATGATGTGGTTACGATACCTGCAGGTGCACCACCAGCAAAGATATTTGATGAATTGTTGTAAGTATACTTTCTCCAGTATGAAGGTGATCCTAATGAATACTCACCATCTTTTGCTTTTGAAAGTGATAAATGTTTCTCTAGAATTGTACCTGCATTACCAGTTACTTCACCTAAATCATCAATCACCACTACATGCACTTCATCAAATCTTGAGTTACGTGCTTCAGCAAATGATGATGTACCTGGACGATCTGCAACGTTATTCCAATTTACGGTTGAGTTGGTCAGTGTAATTGACTGCGAATCAAACCAATCTTTTGATCCTCCATAACTGGTTGTTCCATATGAAACAGATTGACCTGCAGTAGTGAAATTAACATTTCCAGTGTTAGTAAATCGGTATATTCCTGATGGTTGATAGTCAACAGAAGTTTCAATACCTGCATTAGAAACGTGACTTAAAACTTTGACACCTATTTCAGATGCTCCTATTTCAGTAACAATACCTTTGAAGTGACCATCTAATAATGATGTTGTACCAGAACCAGCAAGTACAGTATTTGCTTGAACTGCTTGTGTAACCCCAGTTCCAACAACGAGTGCTGTTTGTAAAATTGTTCTGACA